GCTTCTAATAATTCATATGTCGGAACTGTATTTCTTCCGAACATCTTAACTGCCAGCTTCATTCGTCTATCGGCTTCCGTGTCTCCGACTGTCGGTATTTGTGCGTATTCTTTCTCAAGATCGGAAAGGATAGAAGTTTGTGCGGGATCTCTTAAATATCTAAGTTCCTTCATTGCCAGCCGCATATATTCCGAATTATCTGCAATACCTTCCAGAAGTTTATCATAGTCGTCATCTTCTGCAGGTGTCCAGAAGGATCCTTCAGGGAGTAATTTATTTAATACATCGCGACTAAGCATAGTTAACTCCGCCTAATTTAGCAAGTTCACCTTGATTTAACGTGTATGAAGCAACGAATACGCCAAGAGCTAAACCAAATCCGATACTCGATGCCGATGCACCATAAGCGATTAAAACGTCCTGAACTGCGTGAGATATCGATGTATTTGTAATTATATCCGTCCTCTCCTGTTCCACGTCTACCCCTGCGACATAAGGCACGATCGATCTTAAATGTAATTCCAGCGCTGCCGATACTGCTGCTTTACATGCTGCTTCTAAATCCGCATTGACTAAGAAGTCTCTTAATTCAACAAATATTGATTGCCTTGTAATTGATTCCACGAATAAAGTATCATCCGTTAATCCTAATAATGCCCTTGATTCTCCCGTGTCCGGATCGGTATTTATTGCGTCTCTTACGTCGGACAGTAAAGAAGGCGGCGCAATTCCATCTGCGTCAATGTCTGTATTTGCTTCGACATAAACGGTGCGGTCTCCCGGATATGATGTACCTTCGTCCGCCGGTCTACCTGAATAAGCGAACGCCCTGCGAACTCCTGTAACTGCTTCCGACCATATCTTATGATCTGTCGCGTTGCCGCCGCCTGTGATTGCACGTTGTGAAAATATAACTCGCGGCCGATAGTCTGCGTCTGTTTCCTTGTCAACGCCTAATGTATCGATTACCGTAACCGTTGCGATTGTATCTGCGTTTGCTATCTGACTTCCGATTGCTAATGTGTCGCCTATTTCAAGATTTCCAGATACGCCTGATTCTACGCACCTTAAAGATAATGTCGCTACATTCAAAACTGCGGTTACGTCTGCTTGTGGTCTATATCTTAATCCGGTTGCGTCTGCGTAAAAATCTGTCGTCGCTGGGATTATAGTTCCTGTCGTCGCTGGAAGTGTAGCTGTCAGGATTGCATTTTGTGCCAGCTTTCTCGGTGTGGAATTATCATTCCCGATTCTATCAAGTCCGTCTCCGGTTGCTGTTAATGCAAGATTCTGTTTTACTGAGTCCGCGGCGTATTTATAATGTCCTATTCCCTGTCCTGCCTCTGCGCCTGCCAACACTCTTAAAAATGCTTTATCGTTAAGAGGTGAAGTCTGGCCGAGTTTAGTTTCAAGTGTTGCTAAAAATTTATCGAAAAGCTCTTGTGTAGTTTGTATCCTATATGACATCTTTCATCCTCTCATGTGCCGGATTTTTTGCCTGACTTATCCAGTTCGGCCCGTTTTTGAGTAATAGTATTTGTGCTAAGGTCCCTGCTGGAGAATATATATCTATCTTTGTTTGTATAAAATCAAGTCTCGGATTTGTTACTGTTATATCAATTTTGCTTGATAATTTAGAGTCTTTCATCCACTTCAAGGCCTGCGTCGCATCGTCAAAGACATCGTTAATAGTCTGTACGTCTATAATAGTCCGTTGCCTTTCAAATTTGGAGCCGACCTTTTTATTCGGGTCATCAATTAAAGTATTCCCCCACCAATTCGGCTTTGTGAACAAAGAAATTAAAGTTGCATTTTCTACGCCCTGATCCATTACACATTGTCCGCCGACGAATTTCATTTTCGCACCGTTATTCGTGAGCTTTACTGCTGGGTCACCTGAAAAACGATCATAGTTCATGGTAATTTTACCTTATCACATTTAGATAGCGTTATGTCTCCTGTGCTCGGAGTTGCCGTTGCGCCTGTTGACGCGACGCCTGCTGTTACGCCCGGGTGTACATGATTATTAAATTTACTTTGTAACTCTTCGTATGCTGTTTTCAATTCATTATATTTCGCCGCAAAATTAACGCCCTGATTTATTGTTATAACAGAATCTGCACCGAACTTCATTCTTGCTTTCTTAACAGTTACCGGATCGTCAGTGCTATATATTTCCTTCTCGCCTGCTACTACTTCCGGTTCAAGATCGTCTGTAATTCCAAGTGAATACTCACTGCCGCCGATTCTGATTATTATTATTCTGCAATTCCGAGCCGGGTGTATATCTTCGCCGTGATTGCCTATCATTTCGACTGTCCGCGTATCTTCGTCTAAAACTTGCACCTGCAATAATATTTTATCTTTATCGCCATCACGATTTTTTTTTATCTCACTGCCTGTTATGATTCCGAGTTCCATTTATTCTCCTTCTAATGTGTAAGCAAAAGGCGGTATTAACGAAATTGTACTATTAAGCCCTTCTTTTGCAAACACAAATTCAGTTTGTCTTATTAAAAAGTTATAACCTTCAGTAGCTTCTAATATTCTTGACTTTACTGTTGCCGTCGTATTTGGTTCCCATAATTTGCCGTTAGGAGCATACCAATCATTGACAGGAAGGGGGAAAGTCATTGATTCCGCAATGTGTTTATTCTTTGCCCACTTCGCCGCATTGGTTCCGCCGCCTGGAATATTCTCGTTGCTTTTAAAGGTAAATATACGCGGCTTCTTTACGTCTGGGTCTTTCACGATTGATGCTGCGTTTGGAGATGAATGATGACTCGACGAAGTCAGTGCGCGATAAATATTAAATCGTTTGCGTCCGCTGAATTTAGCTTCATAAGAATTTGCTAACATTCCGCCGTCTTCGATTGTGCCAACTGGCTTATCTGATAAATTAGCTTTTGTAATTAAGAGGTCACCATATTTAGTACATGACAATAAGCATCCTCTTTGAGCTGCCAACTTTCTTAAATGACTGAATATTGTTTCCGTTGCTTCAGCTGATACTCTGGGGAATTTCTGTTCTTCTGTTATGATTTTATATTTATAAATATCAACTTCTTTCTGTAATGCCTGATAATTTATATTTTCTTCTAATGTGCGGAATAAATATCTCGGTTTATATGTTCCTAAAAATTCACGCTTAACACTTGCAAGAACTTTTCTTTTTACTTTCAAATTAACGCCATCGCCGACTATGACTTTAATTCCGAAAGGATTGCATTGTTGTTTACATCGATCTATCAGACTGATATTATTTGCTTCATACGGCGGCCACATCGTCGAGTCTATTATATCTGCTGTCTGCGTGAATATCTCAAGGTCTTTTAATATACCGTCCTGTCCTTTCTTTTGCGTCACATCATAGAGAACGCCTGTCATCTGTAAGTCACCGCCGATATATACAGCGCAATTCGTAAAGGAATAAGGAGCTGTAATATCATCGAGTTTAGTATCTTTCCCAGGATTCCAAGGCATCGAACATGAGAACGCGTCCGCGCAAGTGTCCATTGTACGAATTAAGCGGCCGCTATCAATTATAATTTCTCGGCCTTCTATGACTAAGGTTAAATCGTATTTCTTTTTATTTTCTAATTTAACTTGCATATATTTTTATTTCTTTACCTGCCGGACAAAGATATATTTCATCGCCTGTAAGATTATTTGAGTTAATCAAAAGATCGAGATTAACGTCATCTATTCCCAACTCGCCGTATTCTGTGACTGTGATTTCAAGTGGTGTTCTCGGATTTTTAAGTATTATTATTTTCTCTGTTTTAAGATTGTAGAACTGTTCAATCAAATACTGCATTACCAGTGCATACAAATTCATTATCGTCGAATATGTCGCCGTTAATGCGTAATACTGTTTATCAATATCGATATAGCCAAATTTATTTTGTATCTCATCGAGTTCAATTATTGTATTGTTAAATATATTTGTAATATTTTCCATCGCCGATATTATATCTGCTCTGCTTGCGAAGTCTGATACTATTATACTTTGTGCCAGTGCGATAAGGATAGATGATATTGTCAATTCCTGAGCAACTACTGTATTATAATCTTTTTCAGCCGTGTTTATCGGTGTCAGTGTTAATATATCGTCAATCAAGCCGTCGAACGCAGGATAATCTGATGTAAAATCGCTTTCATCGCCTACTACTGACAGCATGACTTCCAATGTAGCGACTGCCGTGTCGGATGCGTCCGGATTATTTATGCCGAAATTATTTAATGTATTATTTAATCCTGATCTCGATTCATTATACGAATCCTGCTTTAATGCGTTTGTCGCCGTGAGCTCGCGCATTATACTGTCGGTATATCCCATCGCTTGATTCAATGTGCTGACATAGGATTGTATCGCAGCATATAAATCTGTCCTCAACTGTTGCGCCATTGCTGCGAGGTCGCCTGCTTTATCTTTTAATCCTTCGATTGTTGCCAGTATTCCGGCCGCTATTTCTGCTTTCGATCTTATACGCTCAATATTTGCAGGTTCGAGCCATTGCGTTTCTATCGTTGTCGTATTTGCATCTTCTACCGGAGATATGACTTCTCTTGCGGACACTCCCTGCAATATTAAGATTCCTTTTGTCGGATGTACTATTTCCCATTGTCCGACCTCAAAGGCAAAGTCTATGAAAAAGGCTTCTGCTTCCTGATGATGATTCAGGCCGGTAAAATAAAAAGTAATGGGATATGCAACTGACTTTACGTTAAGGTCTTGTATTATGTCGCCATTGAAATTTGGGATTGAGAATATTCCGAGTTTCTTTTCTACCGATCTTTCACCACCGCGCCATAGTCCATAATAGACGCTGTTATTTGGTGACGTTAATTTTATTTCAGGTCTTGTTGCATTTAGCCAGCTCATTTAATAACTCCCAAAAGAGCCGATAGGATCAGGCCCCATAAGATTTATATTTATAGGCGGCGCACCTTTTTTCTTTTCCGATAGTGTACTTCCTTGTGGAGCATTTACATTTAATGTGCCTTGATAACTCGATGATTGATTCCTTGATTCTGTTTGCGCTGAATTCGGAGCCTGCATTTGCTGATTCTGTTTAATCTGATTACGCAATGCCACTGCCGTATTCATCCCAGGTATTGCCGATAATAGAGCTTGCACCCAGGGTTTATCCATGAACTCGCTTATATCCATAAAGAGTTGACGTGCTTCATCGAGATGACTATTCAACCAGATTATATACATTATTAGTCCTGCGATTGCGGCTGCAATAAGGATAATAGGATTTGCCGACATTACGAAATTTAATCCTATCTGGGCAACTCTCCATATTTTAGTTGCTGTTATCGCTCCCATTATTGCACTGCGCATCATAAATAAATACTGTACCCATCCAGCAATCATCATTATTTTTTGAGCCATCCAGACTCCGGCAAGTACTGTTTTATATAACGCGAATCCGCCTGCGATTGCTAAAATAACAGGATAATAATCTTTAATTATTGTAGCTCCTATGCTTATCGCTGAATTAAACGCCGGTAAAACTGCGACGGCTAAATCTATCAATGTCCGTTTAAGTGGGATAAGTTGTTCTCCTAAATTCTCCATAGCGTCTTCCATCTGATGTCGTGCGATTAGTTCCATGCCTTTGTCAGTCTTCGCCAGTGCTTCCGCTGTGCCGCCATATTGACGTTCTATAATTTTAAGCATATAGGTCTGAGCGCCAATTGTATTATTGGCAGCAACCATCTGCTTTACCATATCTTCTTCAGTTGCGTTAAATGATATGCCTATTCTTTTTGCTGCGCTTAATCCTTTGACCGGATCTTCCATCATTTTACCCATCATTATAGATGTGCCTTTTAAATCGTCTCCGGTTGCGTTTATACCTTTTAATTTCGCTGTGACATCGAGGATAGCTCTTTGTACCCTGTCAAAATTATTCTTTCCTATGTTTCCAAAGGTCAAAAGTTGAGCAGATACATTTTGTAATATCGCGTCATCTTCAAATATGGTTATCTTCTGCCATTGCGCGGCCATGCCCTGAATTTGTTTAGAGGTTAAACCGATTGCGTTATTTGTTGATTTTAATCCGGCTTCTACGTTTGCTACTGCTGCTTGACTTTGTTCAAACGCTGTTATCGCTTCATTAGCATAATGTAATAATGCACCTGCTGAAAGAATAGGTAACATCCCTTTAATCATTCCCATAACGGAAAAACCGGAGCCGGTTATTTTCTTAAATGCTGCGGCGCCTTTATTGCCGAATTTGTCTACGGCATGGCCAGCCTGATTCATATATGGGATAAGATTTCCTTTTCCTGTGAACGCTGTCGGTACTGCAAAATCAGGCATTATTTATCTCCGCAATTACATTTTTTCTGTTTTCTTGAGTCGTACACTTTGCCGCATTTGCCGCAAGTTACTTTCGCTTCCTGATCTGACATTAACTCGTGCCATTGATTCCACTCTCTCATCTCTGCGTATCTCATTTTTTTAATCTCGGATATTGGTTGCTGTCTGGAAAATAGATTTCCCATCCATTGCCCCATCCGGTTTACACTGACAAAAAAATTAGACCAAGCACCTCGCAAAGGGAAAGGTCAACGCCTCTTAATTTCTTGATTGCAGTCTCACCGAGTCCAGACAGACTTCCCATTAGAGCATATGATTTTCCGTAATAATCCTTTTCGTCCTTGCCTGCCATTTCGGTTTTTGCAACGCCGTCTATTTCACGGTATGTTATTTTGTCGCCGCTCTTTAATGTCTGGATAACCTGTATTCCATTCTCTGCTTTGACTTCGAGTCTGCCGAGTCTTACCGCCTTAATAAGCCGGTCATATCCTGCTTGTATTGCTTTCTTTAATTCAGGTGTCTCTATTCCGTCGATGTCGATTTCGTAATAATCAAACATCTTCTTTAATTCAGCTTGCGCCGTTTCCTGACTTAATGTATATTTTTCTTCCTGCATAAAAACTCCTATCTTATATTTAATATGCTCCTCGGCGGAGCTTTCTCTATAAATTCTGCGTAATATGTAATTTTTATCTTGCCTTGCTGCTCCAACTGTAAGGCTTGATGATACGGCATACGTTTTATTTCACCTTGCCGTATTTTGATTGCGTCTCTTAATGTCATCAATCCCAGACATGCAACTTCTTTATCAGGTGCGAACGCGTCTTTATAATTTGTACGTTTTATCCCTTCGTCGAGTTTGTTTCCGTTTCCTTTTGCTTCCTGCGCGTGACATATAATTAAATTGTCTATCCAATTTATCGGCAATACTTTTGTGAGTTGTTTTGAATAATGATGATCGCCGCCTTTATTTCCCCACCATCGCGCTTTCCCTTTATGGTCAGTATGCAAAAAAAATATTTCTGTCTGAAAACTTTTCTGTCCGCCCCAGTTTCTCGGATAGATAACTTCTTTCCCGTGCATTATTCTTTTTACTCTTGCAACATTGATATGATCTCTCTTGCTGTTTTCAACAAGTCTTTCTATGACATCGGGAGATTCGTATTCGTCGTCATCGTCCATAAAATGAAACCAGCCTGATCCGGAAGGTATAGCTTTCAATAATCTATTGTTATACAGATTATATGTGCCGTCGCCAAACTCGGATGTATAGGCTGGACATCTTAATATGACATCCCCGGTTACATACTTATCGCGCGGGTCGTCTGAATGAACTATGGTCACGATATTTTTATAAGTTTGTTTTTTTATCGATGCCATCATTCTTTCAAAATATTTCGGCCTGTTTGATGTGCGAATAAGTATGTAAACCGGTTCTATCATATTGTATGTCCGTTATGCCAAAAAGGGCGTCCAGTCCCCATCTGGTATCAATTTAATTTTAGTCTTGCCTGTCTCGGATTCATAAGATTCGAAATCAATTCTGCCTTTGCCTTTATAAACCGAGCCGTCCGCAAGTTCAAAACTTAACGTGATGTCCGCTAATCCTTCAGAAAGTTCTTTGATCTGTTCCATTTCCGCCGGAGTTGTGCCGAGTTCCACGCTTTCAACTGTCTTGACTTTGCGCATCATTTTAAACATTGTCTTTCCTGATGTCGGCATACCCTCGGTCGTGAACTTTGAATTATTAAACGTGATATTGGTATCGCCTGGGACATCAAATGTAACGCCGTTTAAAACGATCTTCCTTAATGAGCCTGTATTGTTTCCCATGTTTTATGCACCTCCTGCGGTTAAAATTGCGATTGAAGTATCAAAGGTTATTGTAGAATTATATATCCCACCTTCGCCGGAAAGGATGACAGGAAATATTATATCAAATCCTGTTAAGCCTGCCCTTAATGTTACTTTATCGCCTTTCTGCAATTCTGAAATTGTATAGCTTGCTGTATATAGCCACGCATTACCGGCAAACACATTCGCAAGGTCAACAAGATCATCGAGTATTGCGTCAACGTCGCGGGCTTTCAGTCTATCGTTTATATTAGATACTTTTGCAGTATCTTCTACAATCGATATTCCTTTCCACTTCGTGCGCTCAAAATTCATACGGTAATTATAAAGCAGATTCTGTAAGATGGAAATATTACGCATCGCCCTATATCCGTTTGATTCTGGCGCTACCGTTGTAGGCCTGTAAAGGGTTATGACATTCTGAAGGGTTAAAACTCCGCCTTTATAAAGTGTCGTACCTACGCCGCCGCGAACTGCTTGATCTCTGCTGTCATAGTCGTTTGTCCATCTGTCTGCGATTGCGCCTGGATAAACTCCGTCAAGAGCTTTATCGATATATCCTTCTTCTGCTCTGATTGAGTTTGTAACTGCTATGACTCCGACTGCCTGAGCTGCTATTTCTGACGGATGATTAGGACTTCCCGGGGCTGCAATAAATCCGTTTGTCCTGTCATCACGTCTTAAATCTGCTGCTATCAATGCCGCCGCAAGTCCTGCGCTTCCGGGTGTAACGTCGCAAAATAACGACCTGAATGGTCTTGCGATTTCTTTTTTGTAATTCCCGATAAACTCGTTTCCGACTCCGTTATATTCTGATAATGCGTTCAAAGTTCCGGTGTCGGTTCCGTATCCGTGAATTACATTTGTAAAAAAATCTTCATTCTGCCCGTCGCCGGTTCCAAGTGCATCGAGTGCGTCCTGAATATCTGGCACGCCGGCGCCGCCTGACATATCGACTACGACTGCTGCAACGCCTGTCGGTAATACTTCACCGCCGCCGAGATTGAACTCAAGGGATATATGATTCCCCCATGTTCCGCCCGACTTGCTGGTAAAGGTTACAATTCCGGCTACGTTATTTGCTGTGACTGATAAATCGTCATTCGCATTTACTGCCGCTTCGACTGCGTCGCCTATTGCCGTGTCTGACATTCCGGCCGTGATATTAACCGGTACGTGTTCTCCTGCGATATATAGATGTATCGTTCCTGCGACTGGATTTAACGATGTCGTAAAATCGATTGTGCCTGTAGCCTGATCGGGATCGCTGCCGCCTTCGAGTTGTGGTATAATCCATGTCTCTACACTGCCCGGCTTAAACATTGCCTTTGCCAGCCTGTGAAGCATAAATCCGTATCCGGTTCTACCGCCTACATCTGCGGGACTGAATACCCTTAAAGGGACGTTTGGAACTATTGTCAAAAATGTCGCTTCATCAAACGTACCTATGATAACATTCTTTTGCGGGACGACTTGCGCGGAGACTGCAAATTGCTGATTCTCTACGCCTACGCCAACTATTGCCGCAAGTGATGAGGGATATATTGTCATTTCATTTAATCCTCCTTATTGATTTACAGTTACGCCCGCGCCTGCGGTGTCGCCTGCCGGTACGTCTGATTCTATTATAACCGGATCAGGTACGTTGCCTATGTCGCCATTGACCTCTTCCTGCACCCGGCACGAATATTTTAAATTAGCTGTCTTAACTACTAACGATCCTCTTTCAAGCATTGTGTCTTTTTGTATTCTGCCTATCCATCTATTTGTTACACGACCTTTAGCAAGTCCGATATCCAAATTGCGTGCGTCCATGAGTATTCCGAAAACGTATCTGATTAACTCATCAATCTTTGTGTCTGCAACTTCGGCAGCTGTCTTTAACGCTATAAGGGCAGCGGCTTTCATTTGCTCCGTTGCTGTCTCCGAGTCCAATACATTTAAATCTGCTTCTGCTGCTGCACTGGCTGTGAGGTCGACTTCAAAATTGCAATCATGCGTTTTGGCTCCGTGCATCCTTCCCGTCTTTGGAAAATCTCCGTCTGAATAATAAACTTGTACTAAACGATTATTATTTTCAACTTCGTCCGCTGACTTCGATTGACGCTGGTAGCCTATTACCTGGAACCTGCTTCCTGCCGCAGCTCCGAGTAAATTGACTAATGCAATTTTTATTTCTTCAAATTCCATCATACGCTTACCGTTGGAGTCTCCTTGCCTACTTTTTGCGGATATATTCTCATAAACCCTATATCTGTGCCGTGTTCATAACTTCTGTCAGGCGTAAATACAAAAGATTTCTTTTCTGCGCCCGATACTGGGGAGATAGGCATTTTTATATACCAACGCTCACCCTGCTTCGGTACGCGAATAAGACTTGATACTCTAATAGTGACTACCGGCTGGTCTACTACTACGACTTCGCCGGTGTCAGGATTTTCCCTGCGACTGAAATATAAAACCTGACCGCCTAATAATTCACTCGGATTGTTCAGACTGTATCGCTGAACTTGTCCGTCCGGTGTTGTCAGTTCGACTGGCATTTTCCATTCGGATTCGAGAGAATCATAAAGATCGTGTTCTATTTCCTGTCGTAAGTTATCCAAAATTTTCAACCTCAACTTTTTTGCGTGTACGTTTTTTCGGGACTTCTATTTCGTCTGCAAGGATTTCTACTTCCTGCTCGTTCAGATCGGGCATTCTTATTGCCACATGAGCAGGAAGCACATCTCCTTCGACGAATTTATGTCCGCCAACATATACGCGTTTATTCTGCGGAACTATTCTGTTTAACATCTTCTTTTACCTCGACTTTCGGCTTTACCGTCTTCGGTTTCCTCGGATTTACCGTTTTCGGTTCCGTTTCAACCGGTTCCGTCGGAACTACGATTTTATCGTCTTCTTTTACAGGTATTGCCATGAAATTAACTTTCTTCTTCGGCACTATCTTTTTAAAAGAAGGACCTAACATTATACTATTCATAGTCCCTCCTATGAGCTGCGTGTAAGAACATTCGACATTGTATAGAAACTGTCGGTTTGTGTCGTCGCGAATATAGGCGCAGACTGTGTTCTTATAGCTATTTTTTTATTGTCTTCTGCTCTGTATGCGTCGCAATAGAACATCTGAGGAGTAACTACTCCGCCGACATTCTTTATATTCGACGGGATAACCGGTGTTGCCATATTCATTCCGAATGTTTCCTGATAAAATGCAAGATCACTCGAAATTATAGGCAATCTTTCCGCAGGGCCGAAATATCTGTCGCATCTTGCGCCGTAAAATGCAAGAAATACTATTCCATCCGGTAATAGATTCTGTGCTGCGCCGTTATCATCGGTTACAACTGCGTCATAGCTGAAAAGATAAATTGTCCGGCCTTTAGGAGTTGTAAGTCTGCCGATTGCATCTGCTCCGGCTGCTACAAGGTCAGATAAACTTCCGGGAAGATTAAACTGTCCTTCGCCTGCTCTGACAAGGTTATAGCCTTTGATGTCTGCCATTGCCTGTATAGTTGTATCTCTCAAGAATACGTTGCATACATCGCCTGCCATGAACATTACGTTCGGGCGGACATGGCCGAGTATTCTTAACTGGTCGCATCCGTCATCGATATCGCCAAGTATGTTTGCTCCTGCCTGATCCCAGGGAATTGCCGGTGAAACGAGTAAACCTGCGTTCCTGTTAAAATCGTACCAGTTGCCGGTATTTGCAGAGCCTAAGATTGACGCTTGCATACCGCCAAGAAGTGACTGGCCTGCGAGAACTTCGAACAATCTGACATAACGTCTGATGTGTTCCATGTGATGTTCGCGTGCAAGCATTCTCATTCTGTCAATTTTGCTTCTGCGTTCGTAAGGATTTTCACCGCCGACGCGTTTGTTAATCTGCGAGGCTGTGATATTCCCTATTTCTTCGGCAAGTGGATATAATCTGCTAAAGCTGGAATAATTTTGAGTTAGAGTATTGCGTTTTAAATTCAGGAACTCGCCGTTTGTATCTCTATGTATAAGAGCAGCAATCCTTTCATTTGCACGCATAATATCTATCTCAACTACGTCCGAATCCGGGGAGTAAATCGTTTTACTTCCGCCGAATGCTGATTTACCGAAAAACTGCTGGTAAACCGTAGAGACTGCGACTACTTCTTTTTCGTCAAACAGCTCGTCCATAAACCTTGAATACATATCTACTGTGTTTGGTGTTTGCATTTGTATGCTACCTCCTTAATTCTCGTGCTCGGATATTGCTACTCCGAGTTCGAGTCTGATATTTGCCGCTTGCGCAAGTGCTTTTCTACCTGTGACTGCGTGTATTGTTGCTGCTCCGATTACCGATTCCGCACTGAGTGTATCGTCGTCAAATACTACTGCCGATTCATTCACTCTTGCGTTACCGACAAGGATAGGAGCGTCTACTATGGCTCCGGCCACTAAGTCGGCTGCTGCTATATCGTCACCGATATAAATTCCGCGCGGTATCGCCGAGCCATCGGTTCCGGCCACGCTTATCCACGGTGTCCATAACAATGATGCTGCTATCTGCGCCATTACAGTGCCGAAAAGCAGATCGGTTGTTCTCTGTGCGTTCTGTGCGATGTTCCCATTCTCATTATCAGATGAATCCGATAATATAAGGGGTACAGTTGTATTGTCTTGTCTTGCTTGTACTGTCATTTTATTTTACCTCCTGACCTAACATTTCTTTTGAGCGTTTAATTTCCGCTGCAAAATCAGCATCGTTTTTTATCACGCCGTCTTGAGTTGTCGGCTGATTGTTGTCCTGCTGATTCTGGATGTCGCCTTGATTCTGCGATTCATTCTGTGCTTCGAGCGACTTTCTGGCTTCTGCGTCTTTGTCAAAAAGTGCTATCGCTGCATGAAGTGCATCTTCACTGCGTTTACCTTCCAGTACATCGACTGCAAGGTCTTTGATTCCGCTTTTATACGGTGAATCTGATTTCAGGAAAGGCGCTATTGCATTTACCTTATCCTGTACTTCTTTCTTGCCCACGTCCTTCCCCGCGTTATACTTATCTTCGAGTGCCTTGTCGTACTCTATTTTCGCGGAAGGGTTTTGAGCAATAAATTCTTGTAGAGTCATTTTGCTCTCCTCCTGTAATATATTATTACCCGCGTTTATTGCGGGGTGTTGCTCATCTTTAGGTTTATCCGGTGGCGTTGGCGGCTGTATACAATCAATAATCTGCGCCACTATTTTAAAATCTTCTTTAAAGCCTTTCATTTTATTCATGCACTCTTCCATTTCTAATTGAGCAAGTGCAACTGCGTCCGCTTCTTTTTCTTCTTTGCCGTCATCATAAACTGAACTTGCGAATCCTTCTGACTTTATATTTTCTCCAAACATATAAGTCTCATTATCCATCATTTCACGAATTGACTTTTTACTTTTCTTTGAATTCTCGGCATAAATTGAAGCTAACATATCAGAAACTCGATTAGATAAATCTGCTGCTTTCTGCAAAACTTGATAATCACCCATTGCAAACATTTGCGCATTATGTATCATAAATATACTGCGCTTTGCAACTTCCGGCTTTCCTTTGGCCATCGCTATTACAGTCGCCATCGAAGCAGCAAGTCCGAGAACTCTCATCGTAGTCCTACCTTGCGATTGTCTGATTGCATTATATATCGCAAGTCCTTCCATTACGGATCCACCAGGAGAATGGATTTCAAAAACTTTATCTTCTGTCCCTGCGTCCTCAATTTGTTTAATTATATCGGAACTCCTGACGTCGACTCCGATAACTCCGTTCATTGTTATTTTTTTCATTTCATCACCTGTATCAATTTATATCCGCCGTATATTGCACCTACTGCGGCTACTGTTCCTATTCCTATTCCGAGATATAATTTAAAATTAGATGTCTCAACTTGTGCTATCGGAATAGTTACATCTTGCGTAAATGTTCGCATATAAAACTTACCGTCAATCATTACATCGATATTTGTTTTCGTCTGCTCAGTCACTTTCCAGTTTATTACCGGTAAATCATTTCTATAATGCCATAACTCAGACTTTGCCAACTCACATGATAAATCCGGTTCCATAGGTATTGTCGGCGATACTACCGGATTAGTATGTATCGGTGTCGGATTCGGTATCGGTTTTATATAATAATTCCTAACTGCAAAACCGGTTATTCCGGAGCCGATAACAAAAGATATGAGACATAATATTATTTTATTTTTCATTTAACTATTGCGTCTCCGCCTTCATCATTTTCGATAGCATTTATCACATGCCGCTTAATTGCTTTATTTCTGCATTGCCAGAAAAATAAAATATCAACAATCTTAGCGAGTACGCTATTTGGATAATTACGGCCAAGTCTTGAAGATATTGTTTCGTCAGGGTCTCCGCCAAATACTGTATTTACTAATTGATCGATTGAGATTAAAACATTTAAAAACCATTTTACTACAAGTAAAGATATATGTTTCATTATTCCCCGCCTTTATTTTTAGTATAATTATAAAGTCCGATAAGTGCTAAAATATAAGTCATCATCCCAAGTATAAGTGTATCTGATATTTTTATTTTATCTTCATGGCCCAGAGGAGCTATCAAACGGCATATTATTATAATTATTGTAAGCATAAGAAATATAAATGAATATGCATAGATAGGCTGAAATTTACCTTCGCTGTTATAGAAAAATGATTTTATAATTTCTTTCATTTCATCTGTTCCTGCACACTTTTATCCTGATCTATTATACTGATAGATAATTTATCCTGCCTGTCAAACGCTGGAAATACTGCCTTGACTAATTTTATATATGCGTCTGTACTGTTGCTGATAAATCCGCTTATGTAACTGTTATTATTTATGTTATCGCCTACTAATACACATCCTTCGGTATCTGTTTCAGTATTTCCGATGTGGATTAAAATATATTCAAAATTCGGCACGTTCCTTATCCATAACATGCCGTACTTTTTAGTCAGGTCTGCTATTTCTTTATTTTTATGATTGCAATACGATTCGTAAACTCCGCCTTCCTTTCTCAGTGTGATTTCATATTTTCCGGCTGATATTCTCGTATCGCCTTTTACTATTACCTGCCGCGCCTGATCTTCAAGGGTGAAAACGTACCGGATTATATTCTGTTGATCTTTAAAATATAATTTCCCGATTGTGTCCTTGCCGTTGTCATGTTCGCGAATTAGTAAAAGATTCATCTTTATTTATTCTCCTTCCCGCCGATCAATAATTTTTCTAATCCATTCAAGGTCCTTGCATATTTCTGGGAGCTTATCAATTTTATCGTATAAATCTTTGATGCTCTCGTCATATCCTCTAATAAGACGGATGACAAGGAAACCAAAAAAACCGCTGCAACCAACCAACACAAGAGCAAGCCCGATAATAATCTGATAGGGTTTAGCATCCAATTTATTACTCTCCATCCCATGTTATTTTACCTTACTTTTTTATTCTTAAATTGCAACATAAAAATCAATATGCGTTTGCGTTTTTTATCCGTTTGCACTATCTTCATCTGTCTTCTGCTCTTCAGTATCGGCCATTTGTACCTGCTTATTCCACGGCACTGGACTTAATTCTTCCAATTGTCTTGCATTCTTAATTCTGTTTGCCTTGCCTGAACTTCCGTTAAGATTACGCGCTACATCATCTAATGTTTGCGCACCCATCTCGACATACATCTGATCTGCTTTCGCTGTTGAGTTAGGATCGATGTTCGGCATTGGTGTACCAGCCCACTCAGAACATAACCATGCCGCTTTCATTTGCGGGTCAGCCCATCCAAACGCCTGTATGCGTCCAGACGCTATTTCTTCGCTTAGCCACATTTCATAAACAGGGTCAAGAAAGTCTCCGGCCATTTCCAGTCGATCTATTATTGCTTTACGCCAGCATAACAGAAGTGTTCCCCTTGACGCTGAATAATTCTGTCCGAACTTTTTTAATATTAGTTCAATGCCATATCCAGTCGAGGCTGCAAGGAAAGAAAATACTGAATTAACAAACATGTCGAAACTTGCTGAGGGCGATGTGTCCTGTAAAAACTTTAATGTATCACCTGCCCGCATATTCCCGATAAGCATTGACCCTGGCTGTCTGATTGTTGCTTCCGGTGTGACATCCCAGTTTATAACCGGTTCTAATGATTCCGCTGTGACGTTGTGTGCTTCGCTGGAAGGGATGGGATTGCTTCCGTATTCCCTTATCGGTGCGGCAACTCTATTGATAAGCGGATTCGATGGGTCTTGTCTTTGATTCTCGACTGCCGCAACCATTGAGGCTTGATTGATTGCTTTCTGAATTATGGATTGTTTAAAATCGGTAAGGTCTGATAATTCCTGAATTAAGTGTGCTTTGTTGCTATATCCGCGGGTCTGTCCTGCGTATTCCGGATTAAATCCGTGCAACATCATTATCCGGCCTGACTTCTCTCCAACTGCAGGTATTGTCTGCTCTGTATATTTGCCTGTCTGAACGTCGAACGTCCATATCTTATATGCTATTTCTCTGCCTGCGCCATCTCTGACTATGCCGTCATCTGCGTTAAAATTGCCGTATGTGTTTGTATTACCATAGCCCCGGATTTGATTTGTTTCTAAAAATTCTATTTGTAAGGGATTGAGGCTATCTTTGTCGCGGCCATAATAAAGGCGTGTGAATACGTCGTTGTCGCGTTGCTGAAATAATTGGTACCACCTTTGATTCTGATAAAAATTATTTACCCGGCTTCTATGTGATTTCTTCGAACTCGCCCACAAATGGAAACGTGTCGCAACATCTTCCGCCCATTCCTCTGCTGCTTCTGGCGTTATTCCTAACATGCTCGCTACTGGCGTTGGCTTTAACTTCAATCCGCTATCTACTACAGTATCAACCTGAGTCGTAACTAATGATCTTAATTCCACGCTGTCATACATCGCCTCACGGACCTGCTGCCGTATTGCGTAATGATCATGGCTTACTATCGGACGCGGATTGCCTATCCCCCCAGGATATTTTGAACCTGATCCATAATTCGATCCATAATTCGTATTTATCTGTGCACTGATTCCAGTTCCAAGAGTTCTTCCGATAGATTTTTTAATCGGAAAAAATATTGCTTTTATTTTATCTCGGAACTCTTTAATCATGATTTTTCTCTATTAAAAATATTTTTTTACGTTTTTCTGACATTTTTACTTTTGTTTCTTCAGTATGTTTTTTACCAAACATAGGATTTTTTTCACCTGACATTCTTTCAGAATGTTCAGGACGTTTTTTTCCATAAAAAGGATGTTTCTCTCCCTTTTTAGCTTCAGACATTTTTTCCTTTATTTCTTCAGTCCAATGTTTCCCAAACATAGGATGATTTTTACCAGAAAAATCTGCATGATTTTTACTAATATTTTTTTTTGTTTCCTCTGATCTTTTTTGACCTTTATTAGAAATAGAACTTTTCAATTTTGATTCTTCTAAATGATGTCTGCCTTCCCAAATTTTTGCAATTTTTAATTTATGAACTTCGGATAATTTTCTTCCAGTTAGTGACTTACTTATTTTATTACGTGTTTCAATACTCGGTTCCCAACCTACAGTCCCGTCCCCACCGTCAGTCATATTATATAAAATTGCTATTTTCTTATAAGTGGCAATATAGAATTTCTCCAAGACATTAAGTTTACTTTCTGAATCCGTTTCTGTAAGAATAGACCATTCAAAATTTTCAAAACCATATTTACGAATTGCTCTGTGAAAATATAAATTTGATTTATAATCTAAAGCTTTTATTTTATGATCTGTTTTTCTTCTTTCAAAAGTTCTGGTAGTTTTCCCGATATAACAATGTTTATTTATTTTATTGGTTGCTTTATAAATTATTCCAGCAATCATCACTTTCTCCGTAAACGCATAGCTATAATACCAATATTATTAAGTTCATTTATAATATGGCTTTCTTTCGCTTCCAGTGCGGAAATTTCATCAAGCAAATCTTTTGATTTCTTGCGTGTAGTTCGTTGTGATCCTTCTCCTGAGTCAAAGGAATAACTCTCTGTTGTACTTCCTGTAAGTGATAGATATGCTGCGTTTGCAGATTCAATTTGTGCTTGAACTGTTGCAAGTTGTGTTAATAGTCGTGCGCGTCTTCCTGAGGTTATATAAGTCATATTTTATTATGGATTATGTCGCCTGTATTTTTCAATCACTTTTTTCATTTACGTTTTAATTTTTGTTTGATTTATCATTTCTTCTAAAATCGTTCTATGTGTTATCTGCATTATGTCCGATTGCACTCTGAAGTCTATTCCGAATGATTTGAACGGGAATTTCTGTGACTTCGCCCACGCTCTATAATTTAATACTTCCGAGTCAAGAAATATATCTGCCGCCGCTAATCCGTAAACAGTAGTGTCAAGAGCTTCATTACGTCGGCCATGAGCTTCAAAACTACCGTCTGTCATCTTCTCCTCTGCCGTCAACTGTTCAAAAAATATTTCACCGTAATCACTGGGAAAATCTAAAAATCCGTTTGCCTGCGGATATTTCGGGAGTCGCTTAATATATAGATTCGTATATATATTTCGCTTATAATAATTCGTGCTGACTTCGTAAAGGGTTATGTCCTCTCCTACTTTTGCAGCTCTATATCTTTTAAAATCGCTTTCGCTTAGTTCATCGCCCTTTTCACGTTTGCGCCGTTGTATCGCTTTAAATCCTTTACACGGGAAAGTGTTCGTCCATCGTGAACAAAATCGATATACTTCTGATGTATGTTCACCGTCGCCGGAGTCGACAAGGATTAAGGATGTCGGGAATTTAAAGCCGTCTGATTTCCTGATATATGTCAGTTCGGTTTCCATTCCATATTGATATAAATCTTCCCATGCACCGGCATATGGATCATCAATTGCGCCCTCGAATATCTTGTATTCAATCGACCACATTTTATATCCGGCTCCGATTCCGATAACGTGCATTTCAAGTCGCGGTGAATTATCGGGATCTGATTTACTTCCGCGCTGAACGTCTATTCCTGCCGTAATATATAACACGCCGTCAAGAACTTCTTTTGCTCTGTGCTTGCCCTGATTTTCCAGTAAGAATGATATCTTCGGGCGGCTGCCTGCGTCTTTAAATATTAAGCCGTCTCTTAAATTGATAAATGATCTCATACCGTCTACGCTTCTATGTGCTTTTTTATAATCGCTCCAATAGTCAATCCATGAATACATTCCCATTGGAGATAATAATGCGTTAATATGGAACGATCTCCTTAATCGTTCCGGTGTCGTTTTAGATTCCCATTTTCCGCCGCGTATCATATCCGGTTTTTGATATTCGAATATGGCATCATGGCAATATGCGCAAAGATAATAGATAAATTCTATCTTGCCATTTTTAGTTTCTGCTCTAAGTCCGTGATTTCCTTTTTCTTCGCCGCGTTCGAGTAGTTGCAATTTTCCACATAGAGGACATGGCACAAAATATTCCGCTTGATCTCCCATTTTAAAACGTCGATATATTGTCGATATACCCTCTTCCGTCGGTGTCGACGTTGCAAGTATCTTCCTGCGATTTCCCCATGCTGAAGTTCGCGCCTCGACTACTTCGTCAAAATAACCTTCACCTGTATTTAGTAATGGCGGCGCTGCGTCCGGTTCATCTATACATAATACCCGGACAGAATCAGAACGCATTGAACTGGGAGATTGCGCCGATGCCATTTCCAAAAATCCACCGTTAAATAATTTCTGAAAGGTTGTGTCGCCTGTACGTCTTGACTTCTCATTCTCGACCGGTGCAATCATTCTATCGCGTAATCCTAAAGAATCAATTAAAGGTTCAAGTCTTTTCGTAGCCCACTTCTTTAACAGTGAATCCGTACCAGACATAAATAAAATCGGGGCAGGGCATGCTCCGATATAATATCCGATAGTATTTTCTTGTAACGATGTCTTGACTACCTGAGCTGCCGACATTACGTCGACATGTTGAGTTGGATTCCAGGGGGAGAGACAGTCCATAATTTCCGTTCCGAACGCTGTTCTCCAATTCTCCCACGGCCCTGGTATCGGAGTATTAGAGGGCATGATTCTTTTTCCTTCGATATAATCGGAAATAAATCTCGGCGGCGGTTCTATCGGTGCGGATTCATAAAGCAATTTAATTAACTGATAATCATTCAATCGGGTCTGCATTGTACCTGTCCAAGAATTTATTAAATTCTATTTTTATATGTTTCAAAACTTTCCATGACTCCTCATCAACAATTTTTTCCGCTTCAATTATTTTCTCTGAATTAACATTTCCAAATACACTGGAAAGGTCAGGGATAATCTTTGACTTAAGAGTTAAAAATTCATTGGTATGTATCTCAAATAATTTACCCAGTGTAATCCTTAGCGCCTTTTTATTTATCAATTCCTTTCTTTCCTGCTGCCGCTTCTGTTGTATCTGCTTTGTCATTTCATATAGTTTGATTTTTTCTATCCATTGCTTTGGCATATCAACAACTTCTTTATTTGTTAAGTGTTGACCAGCGTCTAAGCGATCGTATAGGTCAGCGGGTAGATCATCTGACGATGTTTCCTTTTCCTTTGATTTCTCGGATTTAACTTTGACCGCCTTAGCTTTTCCTGGCTTTTTTAATTCCTTAACTCCGACCGACTTCTTTATTCCATGTGTTTTCTTTCCCGTAGGTACGACGGAGTCAATGTATGCTATGATATGCTGGTCTGTAAGGTCGATGTATTTAATGCCGTCTATCTCTTTAGTTGGAAGTAATCCGGATTGTATCGCCTGGCTTATTGCCTGTCTTGACTTTCCTACTTTCTTCGCGAATTGGTTTGGCCTCAATAAATTATTCATATATGGGAATATATGTCCGCAATTGACAGAATGTCAAGAATAAAATAAAAAGAGCTGTCAACTTGACAGAAACTTTTGGCAGGTTAAAAAGATCGGGGGTCGGACATTGCGCATTCGAGGCTTCCAGTCGCGTCGGAGTACCTTTTAATTATTATTTATATTTATTAACAGCCCTGTTGATGCCCTCTTGCCATAGAGATTTAATATCTGTAGAGAATCGTAGTTGTTTAATTGACTCAGTGCGGAAACGATATTGTTTTATCTGTGATGATTTAAAAGTTTGAACACGCATTATCTTATGCTTCTGTAACGAATATAAACCTTTGCCTAATGTACCACGCTTAGTCTGTATATCATGTGATAATAAGAACTGTGCGTTGCCTCTTGTATTCAATACCTTCATCATAAAACCAAATTGCTGTTTTATATTCTTACCTGCAAATGATTCAGGCTTATAGAATTTATTACTTCTGCGTAGCCTGTATTGCTGTTTGATAACACCTCTTTTATTACCGCCTCTTGCTGCAAGGGTAGACGTTCTCGGCTTATCCTTAGTAGACCTGCCCTCTTGCTCTGCCCATCCTGTAAATCCGCCTCTCTGTAGAGTTGCCACAATAGCAACCTGCTTCTCCAATGATACCGGCTTTGCTTTTTGAACAATAATAGACGATTCAAGAAAGCGCTTATTTCTAATAATTAAATTAGCAGATAAATTTCGGATGTCGTTTTTCCGGGTCTGAAAGGCAAGATTATTCAATACGTTCGCTGAAGCCTGCTGAAATAGCTTAGGCGACTCTTTAAAGAACTTCGATAATTTTTTTATACTGCTCTGGTCCATTTCAAATATCATAAACAGATATTCACCCATATAATTGATAAAAGCAAGCATTTTTTAATCTTACGGTTTTATTTTTATGATATTGGCAAAACGTATTATTTTTCGTAAGATTTTTAGGCATAAAAACAGCTTGTATCATGTATAAATAATAATGAAGAGATATATATATTTTTTTTTATTTTTTTTATTATCTAACGAATAATACGGTCTAACGCTAACAATACCATATACGGAATAATAGTGCCTTAGTGTTATTTTTATTTTTATGTCTCTCTCTTTCTCTATGTGTCTGTTGGTGGATGAAAAACCGTAATATCGTATTATTTAAAAATGACTTTCCTGAAACATGATATAATACAGGGTTTGCGTCAAATTATGACCTAACTATACGTACGTTAGATTTTTTCAAATCTCACGTTTTTTTCGTATTATTTAACTTTTTTTTGTATTATTTAATAATTTGCTTGACAATATTTAAATAAATAAATATTTTATTGATATAAACTATTAAGGAGATTTAAATGAAAACCGATATTTGTATTAGTATTTATTCAGACGATGCAAAAGAGTATAAAGATTTTCTTTATAAAGAATATAAAAGCAAGGGTGAGACCGCGGCAGATTTATTCCAGGAAATGTTACAGGCTTATAAAGATAAAAAAGCTGAAATTGCAATATTATAAATTAACAGGAGATTAAAAATATGAAAAGACTTTTTAAAGAAAATTTGTCAGAAGATGATTGTCCAAGAATAGGAACATTGAGAATATCTCAAGAAGATTATTCTTTTTTGGAAGAGCAAGCATTGGAGCGTTTTGGCGGAAGCATAGCCAGGGCTGCAAGATTTTCAGTAAAATTTGCAAAAGAAAATGTAAAAGGATTTGAGGACTTTTTTAATAATTATTTAAGAACTGAATTGAGTAAATTAAAAAAGATAAAAGAAGATAAGCAAAGAAAAAAAGAAGTAAATAATCAATAAGAATAATCGAAGGTCTTATTTTGGGAATGATACAAAAAGAGGAAGAGGATAAAAATAAATGAAATTACTTAAAGACGGTTTAAAAATTGAAAATGTGTACGGCGTAGATTTTTACGTTTATGAAGGTGATTTAATTTGTAAAGGGGATTTAGAAATTGATTTTAATTTAAAAGTTATTGGAAACATGAAAGTAACCGGAAATCATTTTTCTAAAGACTCATCAATAATAGTAACCGAATCGCAGAAAATAGGCAGATCGCAGGAAATAGGCGAATGGCAGAAAATAGGCGAATCGCAGAAAATAGGCGGATCGCAGAAAATAGGCGAATGGCAGAAAATAGGCGAATCGCAGGAAATAGGCAGATCGCAGGAAATAGGCGGATCGCAGAAAATAGGCAGATCGCAGGAAATAGGCGAATGGCAGAAAATAGGCAGATCGCAGGAAATAGGCGGATCGCAGGAAATAGGCGAATGGCAGAAAATAGGCGAATGGCAGGAAATAGGCGAATGGCAGGAAATAGGCGAATGGCAGAAAATAGGCGAATCGCAGGAAATAGGCAGATCGCAGGAAATAGGCGAATGGCAGAAAATAGGCGAATCGCAGAAAATAGGCGGATCGCAGAAAATAGGCAGATCGCAGGAAATAGGCGAATGGCAGAAAATAGGCGAATCGCAGAAAATAGGCGAATGGCAGAAAATAGGCGGATCGCAGGAAATAGGCGAATGGCAGGAAATAGGCAGATCGCAGGTAATAAAGCAAAATACTATATTTGCATTTGCCTATTTGGGTTCTGCTTTTAAATTAGTTGATAAAGATTATAATTCTCCAATTCAGAAAACGAATAAAATTAAATATAACATTGGAGATGAATTATTAGTTGATGATTTTAATTCTGATATAGAACAAGATTGCGGAGCAGGAATAAATCTTGCAAATTGGCAATGGATATTACAAAATAAAAAATCAGATTATCGAGTTTTAATTTGTCAATATGATGTTAATCCTAATAATATTTGCATACCAAAAAATACAAATGGAAAATTCAGAGTTAGAAAATGCAAAGTAATCGCAGAATTACCGGACAATCAAATACCCTGGAAAATAAGATAGTAAAAGCCGATAATGAGATAAGGGAAGAGGAAAGGGGATGCTGAAATACAAAATCAAACTCAACGATAAAATAGTTGCCAAATTTAAATATGCAGGTGATAGGGATTTATGTATTGATCTCTTGAGAAAAATATATCCTGAAATTAAATATGAAGAGGTGAATTAACATGCAACACAGATTATTCGTATTATCCCGTCGTGAATTAAAAGCTATAGCTGATATCTTCGGCATAAAATATCACTGGTACACACGGACGAAAAAGATTAGAAATATGATTGTAGGAGCGATAGACTAATATGGCTCTATATTCCTGGCAAAACATACAACGCAGAATCAAAGATATTAACTATCCCATAGGCGCTGAAATAGGAGTTGATAGCGGAGTATTATCGAATCAGTTATTAAGTAATATACCCAGACTAACGCTTCATATGGTCGATGCGTGGTCTCCGGATTCATATATCGGGAAGGGTGACGACTCAGCCAGCGCAGAGGGACGGAAACGATTTACGGAGAATTGCAGAGATAATTTCGACGAGGCCTGTAGGATAAGAAGTTTATATTATTCACGCGCACATATAGTTAAAATGCCGAGCTTAATGGCTGCCGACTTAGCCAATGATGAATTCTTTGATTTTGTGTTTATTGACGCTTGCCATGATTATGGATCCGTTAAAGATGATATTATGGCGTGGTTGCCGAAGATTAAGCGTGGCGGTTATATCTGTGGGCATGATTATAACAATTCGCTTTATTCAGGCGTGAAGCGGGCAGTAGACGAAATATTCGGCACTCAGGTTGAGGCCGATTCTGATTTTACCTGGTTTATGAGGAAGATATGAAACTAATAACACTTGACTATTTAGCTAATGAAGTATGGCCATACAAACACGCTCTTTATAGTGTAAATGGAGTTAGGATATATCCTTTTAAAAAGTTCGTACATTTAGTTGATCATTTTAAATCTAACGGCTGGAGAGTAATATGATATTTAAAAAAGGCGTACATTTAAAGACAAGGTTGGATGAGCATAAGGTTATCAGATTTAAAAGTTTTATAATTGCTCATCGTGATAGTTATGTTAAAATGATGGATGATTTATTTGCAAAAAGTAGAATACCAAAAATTATATTTAATCAACCTTCTAATAATCACAATTATATAGGCCCAAAACCAGCACATATAAATCCGTTCTTTGGATTAAATTCAGAAGAAAAGGAAGTACTTAAAAAAAGAATTAAATTATTTAAAAAAGAATCAACTCATATTTCCGATGGAATGGAGAAATTTAGACAGGCAGTAATATTAGGTATTCCATATTCTGGACATCAACCATCTCATTTAATGCCAAAAAATAGTAAACCTCCGAGGGTAAAATAATATGCCCTCAATAACACTTCATATTTTCACCAATTGCTGCAAGCAGTCACCATATCATAAATTATTGCAGACATACGAATCATTCTGCTCTAAATTCGGCAAGATCGAGCCGGTTATCTGGATTGATCCTAATCCATGCCCGGGGAAATTCGACGATTACGTCTTGAAATTAAGCCGGCATTTCAAAGACCTTCACCACGGAAAAAGCCTGAGTCATAATTATACAAAGGCGATAGTTAATTCACAATCAGATTATTGTATGATGTTAGAACACGATTGGACTTTCACCAAATACGTCAAACATTCACTTCCGGAAATAATCACGGCAATGCACGATATGGGAGTCTATCACCTTCGATTTAATAAACGCGCAAATATATTACATCAAAGCACAGACAGGACGCTTAAAGAATGTAAATCAGATGGCATTGAATTTTGTATTACTCCATTCCTGTCAAATAATCCGCATATAATCCATAGAGAGACATATTTAAAATTTATCAGACGTGGATATATTCAGATCCGTCCAAAGTCGCATGGCATAGAAGAAGTAATCAGCCGCTTTCCTGATACATTCGGGGCAATATATAGCGGACTCGGATATCCGGCTTGCGTGAAACATTTGGATGCAAGAGGGCACTATAAGAAGAAAGGAGTTAAGATAATATGACAATCAACTATAATCCATCATCTAAAATCATTCAACGTCAAATAAAACAGCAACACGAATTAGGGCTGGCAATTATACCTTTTCTGATTGATAGATATCATCCGGAATCAATAGTTGAATTTGGTTGTGGCGTTGGCAGATTTTTAATGGCATTTGTAAAAGCAGCAAATATAGATCCATATAATTATATTGGTTATGACGGCACGGATTATCTTAAAAATTCGCAAATACCAAATTTCAACTTTTGCAAAATAAACTTCATTAAATTAAGTGATAAGGCCAATTTTATTAAATTCGATATGGTAGTTTCCCTGGAAGTGGCTGAACATTTACCGATAGAATATGCAGATAAATTTATCGGACTATTAACAGGCCATGCGAAAAAGACAATATTATTCTCTGCTGCTCAAGTTAACCAGGGCGGTGACGGTCACGTAAACGAAAATTCTTTAGAATACTGGGAACAAAAATTTAATCAACAAGGATTTAAAAAAATTGACATTTTAAGAAGCATGATAAAAAATAATAAAGCGGTGCCTTTCTGGTACCGTAATAATATCTTTATATACGAAAGGAGCTAACTATGTACCCGAAACACACTTTTTCAAATTATATCCATGAGACATTATATTGTCCTGAAGAAAAAAGAGACATGCGAAATGTAATAATCGCAGATAAAGTCAAAGTGCAGCAATATATAGAAAACATAATCGGCAAGGAATCAGGGATATTCGATACGCGGATATGGTCAGGATATGACATCGAAGAGGCTATCAAACATATTAAAGTCCCTTGTGTGATAAAAGCAAATAACGCATGGCGCAGAATGAAATTTATAAATAGCTCGAAAGATATTACGCCAGCCTTAAGGGGTGATTTAAAAATGTATCTTACTGACATTAGGACGAGCTGGGAATATTATTATCAACAAATAATTCCGGGACTCCTGATAGAAGAAAAGCTGCCTAATGAGCATATCTTGTATAGAGTGTATGTTTTTTGGGGAAAAGCAAAAATGTATTTTATACAAAGATTTGATGTGTCAAAAAATAACTGGGTTGTGAAATCAGATTCTTTCCATTACGCAACCGGCGAATTTATCCCAGTAACATGGAATAACTTTCCAAACGAGAAACATGAATTTCCGGACGGACTGAACCTAAAATTAAATGAAATGGCGGAAAGGATAGCGAAATTCCCAGATGGCACACCGCCTTATCTAAGAGTTGATTTATATTATATAAAGGGAAAAATTATTTTCTCTGAGCTAACGATGCTTCCAGATTCTGTCACAGGTCATTATCCGTATTTGAAGCCGACCGATCTTGACTTCGAGATGGGGAAATGGTACGAAGAGGCGGTGAAATAATGATACTCGACTTAATACTGATTTCTTTTATAGGTTATCTTATAGGCCGCATAGGTGATTATTTCGCCGGACACTGGGATTTTTTCCATCACTGGATATACGGGATCCTATTTATAATTATCGGAATAATATTTGAAGTCTACTTTATCCCTTTTGGAATAGGATTGATAGTGAGCGACCTCAAGGATATGTTATGCTTCAGAGTATTCGGGCCGGATGAGAAAACTATAAAGAGATTCTGGGGGATTGATTGAAAACACTTACAATAATAATACCGGCGTGGAAATAATATGATAATATATAAGGCGACTAATGAGATAAATGGAATGGTTTATATTGGACAAACTACACAGCAATTTATTAAAAGAAAAAATGATCATTTAATAAATGCAAAAAATGGGAGTAATTTTTATTTTCACAAAGCAATTCGCAAATATGGCAAAGATAATTTTGAATGGGAAATTCTTCATCAAACAAATAAAGAGGATTATTTAAATATATTAGAAAAATTTTATATTTTATATTATCGAACTAAATGTAAATTATATAATCTTACTGATGGTGGCGAGGGAACAAAGGGAATAAAAAGATCAGAAAAAGTAAGAAAAAATATGTCTTTAGCACACAAGGGAAATATACCTTGGAATAAAGGTAAAAAAGGAATTTATTCAGATGAATATATAAGAAAACTATCCGAATCACATAAGGGTAAAGTAGGTGCTAATAGTTCTTTTTATGGGAAACATCATTCAAAAGAAACAAAAGCTCATTGGTCAAGTATTAGAAAAGGACAAAATACTGGTATAAATAATCCTATGTTTGGTAAAAAACATTCTATAGAAACGCGCAAAAAAATAAGTGAAAAAAGTAAAGGAAAAAAACATACCGAGGAAGCACGAATAAAAATGTCACATCCTGGCAAAAATCATCCGATGTACGGGAAACATCACACTTTAGAAACAAGACAAAAAATGGTATTAGCATGGAAAAAACGAAAACAGCAGCTATCTGCATAGCGGCATACGACTGCGCCGAATTCATTCCCGATCTGATTGACGGATTAAGGAAACAATTATTTTGCCCGGGCTGGCAATATGAATGGAGAATTGGAGTTGATAATTGTCCAAATACGGCCGCAATACTTAAAACGATGAAAATACCATTCTACTATTCCGATACAAATGTCGGACATGCAATAATAAGAAATTCACTCATTTATTTAAAGCCTGCCGACGCATACGCATATTTTGACGCAGATGATTATATGTTGCCTCGATATCTCCGCGATAATTGCCAAGCAATAGAAAAATATGATTTTGTAATGGCAAAAAAAATAAACTGTGATCATTACTTAAAAAATCATAGGCCACCCTGTATTGAAAATGGCGGTGCAATGACATTTTCTCATTATGTTCTACAAACAATTGGAGGATTTAAACCTTATCGATGCGCAATAGATACAGACCTAATGGATAGATGGAAAAATACCGGCGGGCAGATTCATGTTATAAATAGACCACTATATTTAAGACGAATGCATAATAAAGCGCTTACTCGAAAATCCGATACTGGCATGGGTAGTCCTTATAGAAAGCGCGTTTGGTCTGAAATGTGTGAGCAGAGAAAAGCAGGAGAATATAAAATAAAACCAGTAATGGTGAAATTAGAGGAGAGATAATATGGGACAAATATTTTTAAAAGAGTTGCCTGCTGGCATAGGTTGCAACGCTGGCAAGAAAGGCGAAGGGAAACTTTGTTATTATTATAATCATACAAAGTGCCCTCCAAGAAATGGTTGCGGGACAGTCTACATCCAAATCCACTTAAAGAAAGTAAAAACTAATAATGAATATTGCAACGGCTGTTATTTCGAGTATATTAACTGCGAATCAGTAATTTGCGGCCCGAATATTATTTATAAAAAAGTGTAATTTTTTTAATAATTTGCTTGACGATATATACGGATATGTATATATTATGAGTAGAAAGCGCACTGACTTAGGTTAATGTTTACCGGCATGGCCACGAGACCCCAGCCAAGAGATCGAAAAAGGGAACCAAAGCATCACGCAAGAAACAAGGGAACAGGGGAGAAAGTAAATGACAGAATACAAATTAAAAGTAATCCTTACCAGAATGTCCGAGCTTAACGAATTACTTGACGATGAAGATTTAGACGAGGGCTTCAGGCTGAAGTATGAACGGGAATATAAATACTTACAATCTAAAATAGTATAACATGAAGAAGAAGAAAACAAAACATCAAGACAAGCGATTCGAGCTTTGGATTGCAGGCCTGCTATTAGAGCAGATCGATAAAATAATAGTGAAGCTGAATATCAGCAGGGCGGAATTTATCAGGCAGGCGATAAAAGAAAAGCTGAAAAATTATGACCTATCCCGATGAATGTAAAAATTGCGATGAATTGCAGGAACGAATAGAAGATCAAACAGAAGGCTTCGATCTTGAGCCAAGATTAAGGGGATTTTTAGATTTAGAAACAATATATTATTGCTATGAATATCCGGATAGAGTTGAGTCGGATAAATGTGAGAAGAGGAGAGAACATGGACAATAAAAACAACGGCGGATCGGCGTTTCCGATTCAATCATTAAAACAATCAGGCGAACAGACAGTGGATAATGATTTCAATTATACTGAAGTCGGACAAAAAGGGATGTCTCTTCGTGATTATTTTGCGGCAAAGGCAATGCAGGGTTTGTTATCTAGTCCTTTATTGGCTAATATACAAGCAACTTCGGAAGATTTAGCAAGGGTAGCATATGATCATTCCGATGCCATGCTTAAAGCGAGGGAGAAATAACAATGGACAATTATTACTACCAAATCACAATCTGCCGAAGCTGCGGCGAGATCGTAAAGAAAGAGAAAGTCAAATCGGAGTTCAGAAAGAAACCGGTTTATAAAGTCGAGGACTTCTGCAAAGAATGTAAAGAGGCAGGTGCGAAATGAAACCAGTATTTTATTTAATATTATTATTCATCTTCCTTTTAGTTTTAATATGTGGAACAGTCTGGTCAATTCATTATCTTGTGGGGATGTAATATGCCAACACCAATAAATATATCAGCATCAAGGTCGGCTGCAATACTCGGACAATCATCTTACAGCACGCCTGTTCAGGCATGGTTACAAATCATGGAAAGCAGGGAACCTGGATTTTGTGAACGTCGAGGATATACGTTTCCGGTATTCGAGTACAATTCAGCGATGAAATGGGGACATGCGTTTGAGTCTGCTATTGTTGAGTTGGCGGAAAAAAAACTTAACGATGTTATCGGATTCAGAGAGAAATATTTTTGTAAACCGATATCAATTAAACATTTCGAAGAAACTCTGGAGCCTGATATATTAACCTGTCACATTGACGGACAATATGCGAAAAATGTCAACGTCCTTCACGAAGGCAAGACAACATCCTATTTTTATTTCAAAGATAATTTTGGCGAACCCGGGACGGATGAAGTACCTATTGAATATCAATTGCAATGCCAGCATCAAATGATTTGTACCGGAGCCGAAAAAGTAATATTGTCCGTTTTAGTATTCCCGAAACGAGTTGAAGAGTGGGAAGAGATGGGATGGGAAATCGCAACATCAGGCGAAACTTACTACATAAGAAAAAAAGAAATTATGCCATATTTCTCAGCATGGCCTAAAGACTGGGCGTTTACTCTCGATCAAATGGGATACTTCCATCAATACGAAATAAAACCTAATCCTGAACTACAATCCCTCATGCTCACAAAATACGCCGACTTCTGGAATAACTATGTCCTTAAAGCCGTTGAACCGCCGATACAATCGTATGATGATGTCAAGGCGTTATGTCCGAATCCGGTCGGTACAATCATTGCCAGCGAAGAAATAGAAAGGCTGGTAACTGAGCGCGATAATATCAAAGATGAGATCGGGACTGGCGGGCAGCTTGCTAAACGTGCGGAAATGATAAAAGTATCAGTCCTTGATTTTATGCGTAAAGAGGGAGCAGTTGTTGACGACGAATCATCGGATAAATTTATTTTAAAATCAAGATCTGGAAAGAATATTGCGACGTATGGAAAAAATAAAAATGGAGTGTTATATTTCAAATGATGAAACTAAAAACAATCCTTGACTTATCGCCTGAAGATATATTAACTCAGGTATCGCCTTCACGCGGGAAATGTAAGATAATAAGCGTGCAGGGGAGTCCGCCGAGATTTATATTTTCATCAATGATAGTACCTAAAGACGCAATGAGGAAAGTCTTTAAAAATGATAACGGATGTTTTGAAGTGGAGGGAAAGTGAGTAAAAAAATCAAAGATTTAGCAGTAGCAAACGGGAAGTATAATGACCGTGACGGCGTTGAAAAAACGAAATGGTTAAACGTCGGCGCCATAATTCAGAAAGATGACGGCGGAACATTTATGCTAATAGATAGGACATTTAACCCGGCCGGTGTAGCCAACCCTGAAAACAGAAGCACACTGATTATTTCAATGTTTGACGTCAAGAAAAAAGAATCAAACAATGATAGCGGAAGTGTTGACACGGCAGGGAAAGGTGATAGTCCGTTTAGTGATGATAATATACCATTCTAATATAAGGAGAGTACCATCAATGCAAAACATAAACATGACCATAGACAAAAACATTCTCACAATCAAAATTGATTTATCGCAAAGGAATGGATTAAGTAAAAGTACAAAAACAATATCCATCGCATCGACAGAAGGTAATATACCGATACCGGATCACAAAGAAATAAAACTCGGATTAAATATGTATGTAAAAAATCCGGACTATAAAGGAGAATAAATATCATGGCACAAACAACAGCGTTAACAGTTGACAATCAGGCAGGAAAGTTTTTACAGCAGTTCGGAAAGTCTCTTAAAAATTATGCTATAAGAGATTATAACGAAGATACTTTCTTAAAATCTGCTATGCTTGCAATAGTATCAAATGATGAATTAAAAAAATGCCTATCAACCGAAGAGGGAAAGATTACTTTATTTTCTGCTTTAAGATATGCAGCTACAACAGGGCTATCACTTAATCCAGCGGAAGGGAAAGCAGCTTTAATCGCATATAGTGGCAAAGTACAATACCAGGTAATGAAAGGCGGCATGGTAGAACTTGCACTCGATAGCGGAAAAATTGAACATCTCAGCTCTGATTATGTCCGTAAAAATGATAAGTTCTCAATTAAGAAAACCAGCGACGGCGATAAATACGAATTTGAACCGGCACTTTCAGAAAGAGGCGACGTTATCGGATTCTATGCAGCACTAAAATTTAAAGACGGGACAACACATGTAAAATGGATGACAAAAGACGAAGTAGAATATATAAGAGATACATATTCGGCAATGTATAAAGCAAAACCGGAAGCGTCACCCTGGAAAAAATCATTTTTAGGTATGGCAATTAAGACAGTTACAAAAGCATTATTGCGTTCATTATCTATAAGTAACGAACTTGATAATGCACTCGGAGCCGATGATTTCTTTGAGACTGCGTTCTTAGATGATAGTAAAGGGCCGAAAACATCCGAAGACGCAACAGAAAAACTGAAAGAAGAAAAGAAACCGGTAAAAGCAGAAGATCAGGGGAGTTTACTATAGGGTATTATTCCTGGCGATGTCGGGAAAGTATAATTTAAAATAATTATTCGGAGGTTAACTCCATAATCAAAGACTGAATAAAGAATAATTATGATTGGATTACCGTTTGCCGGTATCGGATAAACCGGATCCCCTTTGGGAATTAAAACGGGAGGTATTTATCATGTTTGAAGATACGCAATCGCAAAAACTTATACCTATCATAATATTGTGTTTAATGATTATCGTAATAATAATATCGAGGTTATGCTAATGTTTAATTCATCATATTACTTTTTATTATATCCTTCCCTTTTAGTAATCGCAATAATTTTTTATGCCTATCTTCGTAGAGAAGCAATAAATAAATCTATTCATATTCATATAGCGAAATGGGTAGAAGCATACATACATAAAAATCATAGCGATAAATTTATTCACGTCGATAACCTTAAAGATACAATCACAAAACATATTGCACACCGTGAGCGCCAAATAATAGAACAACGCGACAAAGAAGAACGATTGAAACTCGACGCTCAGTTTATGAATTTTTCCATAATGGAAGCCGGCTGGATTGCCGAAATAGAAGGTCTGGAAAAAGATAATAAAAAATTAAATGAAACGTTAAAATCTTGGCAGCAAATGTATTACGCCGTGCAATCAGAGAAAAAAGAATTGTGCATAATAACCAGTAGGAACGAAGCTATCGTAAAGGAAGTTGCGGAAAATATGACAATACCGCTGGGTAAACTCGAAAGCGTAAATAGAGATTTAAATGATTTACAAATAAATCCAAACGTAATACCGGATGAGTTTAGAACTATAAAGCAGATTGAGGAGAAATGAACGAATACGCCTATGAATTCTGGGACATCCCTAATAATCCGGCGGTGCTTAGGGCGAGATCAGAATATTATAGTTTCCAGAATCAGCGGAATAGAATTGCAGATATGGAAAGGTTACAATATTTAACATGTAACGATTGTGTCAGAGCTGGCAATCACAAGAAATACAGATCAGATCAAATGCTTCACCTTGAGTGTAAAACGACGCGATACGGAAAAGTAAAAAGATATAGAGTACATAAGTGCAAGTTTCATGCAGGAAAATATAAACCATATAGGGGGAAATGAGATGATAAAACAATGTGCCGACTGGGAAAACTACGATTGTGAAGAGGGAAAAGATTGCAGGGATAAGTCACCGGAAAAATGTAAAAAGTGTTTATGTTTCTATTGCGAAAAAGCAAAATGTCAAATTAAATAATCACTGGCTGAAATATGACTGACTATACCGATGTTAAAAATCGTCTTAGGGAATACCTTGAGCGCAAAGGGACAAATTACGACCAGAAGAAAAAAACATATAGCTGCCCGAACCATTCGGATGAAAATCCGTCGGCCACGATATATGAAAATAAAGACGGTCATATGTTATACTGTCCCGTGTGCAGTAAGTCTTTCAATATATTTGCAGTTGCTTCCATGCTTGAAAATATACCAGATGATAAAGAACACTTTGGAGAATTGATAAAATCAGTTAATTCTACTCTTGGAATTGCAGACATGAAGCAGGATAAACCGAAAGAGAAGAAGCAACCGGATTATGTCACATTACCGAGAGAGACTGCAAAGGACATATACACCCGGGAAAGAATATTAGAATTATTTAAAATGTCCAAACATTCAAAACTGGATATGGACAAAGTGAAGATTATAAATTCATGGCCATATACAGACAAAGACGGAAATATTTCTGGAATGGACGTAAGGTTTGAAGACGGCATAAACGGAAAAGAAGTAATAACATTTTGGTATAATGGAAAGTCATTAAAAATATCCGGTGCGCCGGTATTGATTTATAATTTACAGGAGGTAATGAGTTATGGAAATAAATCTATCCTTATCGTTGAAGGTGCCAAGTGTTGTGAAACGGCGAAAACTCTTGAAGGATTTATCCCATGTTCATGGTCTGGGGGATCAGCAAAAGTTTCATTGGCATCATGGAATTTTCTTGCAAATAGAGAAGTGCTCATACTTCCTGACGATGATGAGGCAGGTATCAAAGCAGCAAAAAATATACAATCGAGTATACGCCATGCTAAAATCGTCAAACCTATTGAAGCCGCAAGAAAGATAAAGCCAAAAGGCGCTGACATCGTCGAAGTCTTACAGATAATGTCGCCCGATGAGCTGACTAAATATATCCTTAATCCTGATAATCATATTGAAGGTATTGAAAAGCCTTCTACACCGACTCCCGATTCCCTTCAGCAAGGAATAAAAGACGGTACTCCCTCCCGTCCAGGTGTAGAAGGCTCCTCAATGCCTTTTAAGATACTGGGTATGTGTGATAATGAAGCACATTTTATTGATGAATGGGGTTTTTATCAACATTATAGACCAGATAATTTAAGTAAAGGTAAATTGAACAATATTGCTAATTTGCATTATTGGAAAATAGAATATCAAGCAAAAAATGGTGCGGACTGGGATGAAGCAATTAATGTAATAATATGTTTTAGCAAACTAAAAGAATTTAATTCTAAATTATTAAAAGGCATAGGAGCTTGGAAGTCTGGAGATAAAATTTGCTATAATAATGGTCATACTGTATATGGTGAAAAAGATGATAAATTTATTTATTTAAAAGATACGCGTTATGACGTCGGAATAGAATCTGAACCTGCAAAACCTGAATTATTGATAAAAATAAAAGAAATATTATTTAATTTATCTTTTGAAACTAAAGTCGACGCTATAAGAACAATGGGATGGACAGTATTAGCTCCATTTTGTGGAGCTTTAGAATATAGACCTACAATTTTAATGACAGGTGAATCTGGTTGGGGAAAATCAAAAGTCCAAACTTTATTTATAAAAAAAATTACCGATATGATACATTTAGATATGCGTACTACATCGGAAGCAGGGATTAGACGGGAGATCGGGAAAAATTCAAAACCAGTATTTTTTGACGAAGGCGGAAAAGAAACTGATAAAATGAAATTTAACCATGATTCGATTATTGCATATATAAGATCAAGCTATTCAGATGATTCTCCCGATGGCGTTAAAGCAAATGTACATTCCGAAGGTACGGTTAAATATAAAAATTCATCTATGTTCGGAATTGCAACAACCGACCCCACAATCGAGAACATACAAGATGAAAATAGAATATTAAGAGTTAATTTCGTAAAGCCAAAACATACGGCTGACGAATGGGATAATATTGAAAATGAATTAATAGAATTATTGAATCCTGAAAATTGTAAGGCTATAAGATCCCTGACATGGCAAAGATTAAAAAATATAGTTAAACTTTCAAAACGGATTACACAGATAGCAAGGAATAAAACAAATAGAGATATTAGATCATCACGTGCTGATATGTTACTTGCATCGGCGTATATAATTATATGGTGCGATACATTAGAACCGACTCAGCAACAAATAGAAATTACTCTTGAAAAATATTATAAATATCAAGCCGTTGAGGAGCATAGAAGTGAAGCGAACGAACTTATTCAGGAAATTTTAAATTGTTCGATTGACATATTTAATGAAGATAAACATATAAATGAAAAATTAAAAATATCAGAATGTATTATGCAATGTTATGAACTTGAAAATGATAGTGATAAAAAACGATTTGTATTACCATTATCAAGACTTGGAATTAAATTAGTCGATAAAAATATTGCAATCGCTAATAATTCGGATATAGTTTTAAAAATAATACATAAAGAAAAAGGATTTAATAAAATATTAAAACGGCATGATGGATTTGTTAATTGGGATATAGCTATTTATTTTCCACATGATAAATCAACTAAAAAATGTACAATTTTAAAGGGAATAATTTTCCCAGAGGAGGACGAAGATGGAGACCAAATCCCATTCTGAAAGGTGGAGTCAAATAAATTTTCCTGGATTGAGAATGTTTAAAAAACTGAAAAAAAAATATAGTGATGATACAATTGCACAAATTTTTTCAAACGGATTGGCAAATTTATTGACGAAAAGAAATGCAAGTAAAGCTGATATATCTAATGCAATGCAAGAAGTAGAAATAGTTACTTTACTTTATAATTATAAATATAATAATTACTTTGTAGATTCATTTGATCTCGGAAATTTTTTCAAAAATACAAAAATAAAAAAAGAAATAATAAAAGATTTAAAAAATATTGTAAGTGATATTGCACAAATAAATTTTAAAGATTCAACAATTTTAAATATTGAAAAGAATGAAGTAATAAATGGAAATGTAAAACGTTTTCTTGGATGTATTTTTTTAAAAAATTTATCACGATCATTATTCTTTAATATTTCTTTACTCAATGATCATCTTCAGATATATGTAACTAATGGAGACGATAATTCCAGTGTAGAAATATCCGATAATCCTGACAAAATTGATTTTATAAATAATGATTCAGAAATGATTAGAATTGTCCTTAATCTTATTTTCTATATGTCCGCTTTCCCTGAATATGTTACTGACAAACCGCCACAAGATATGTGCGAAAAATCAAATATAAATAATTCCAAAACAATATCACTATCAAAAGACATAGCCGATTATCTTCATGAAACAAGAGATATTGCGCCTCACCTAAGGCGTGGACATTTTAGATATTTAGGTTCGGAACATTTTACTAAAAAGAAAGGACAAACTATTTTTGTAAAATCTTCTTTTGTAAAAGGGCAAGCAAAAACAATTCTTGATGGCGGGTTAAATGGATAAGAAAACACGTAAATGCACAATCTTAAAAGACATACTCAAAAAACGTGATGAAGATAAATCAGACGATGAAATATTAAGGGAGTTGATGTGATGTCATACTGGAAGAAAGAAGATAGATTGAAAACAGTAGAAAAAATAATGCTTAAAGTGGATAGTTACGATAAAGCAGTTTTGATATTAAATAAAAAACATAATATTAAAACCGACCGGCATACATTGTCCGTAATATGTAGAGCAAAGAAAATACCACGTCCATTGATTAGCTTGAATCATGGCGGAGATAGAAGATCAAAAAAATTTGAGGAGATGGATTATGAATATGCAGTATGAGGAGTTTCTTGAAAAGAAAATATTTAATCATATTGAATCAGGTTTTGAGATACAATGCGAGGATTTAAATAAAAATCTTTTCGAGTTTCAAAAGTCTATTGTAAAAACAGCACTTAAAAAAGGCAGATATGCAATATTCGCAGATACAGGACTCGGAAAGACAATCATGCAACTTGCATGGGCGCACGAAGTTTACAAGCATACAAATAAACCAGTATTGATTTTAGCTCCGTTAGCAGTATCAGGTCAAACAATTATTGAAGGTGAAAAGTTCGGAATTAAAATTGAAAAATATAATGCCAAAAATGGAATACAAATATCAAATTATGAGCAACTTGATAATATTGATGTTTCTATTTTTTCAGGAATAGTTCTTGATGAAAGTTCTATTCTTAAAAATTTTACTGGCAAACTTAGAAATAAAATTATTGAATTATTTAAAAGTACACCGTATAAATTAGCTTGTACGGCGACACCTTCCCCGAACGATTTAATGGAACTCGGCAATCATGCAGAATTTTTAAATCAAATGTTGCGTACAGAAATGCTTGCAACTTATTTTGTCCATGACGGCGGAGATACTGCAAAATGGAGACTTAAGGGTCATGCGTGTAAAGATTTTTATGCATGGGTAGGAAACTGGGCTTCTGTTATTACAAATCCTGAAAATTTAGGATTTAAAGAAGAAGGATTAAAATTTAAACTTCCAGAATTGAAATATTATGATATAAAAATAATAACTCCAAAAGATGATAATGGAATGTTATTTAATGATACATCCGTAAATGCAATTGACTTCAATCGGGAACTTCGCAAAACAAAAGAACAGAGACTACAAAAAGTAAAAGAAATAATTGATAAAAATAAAAAAGAAAATTTTCTTATATGGATAAATCAGAATGAAGAAGGAGATTATTTAAAACAAATATTGAAAGGATATGATTTTAGAGAAGTACGCGGATCGGACGAAACAGATAAAAAAGAAAATAATTTAATCGATTTTGCACAAGGTAAATATAAAATACTTATTACAAAATCAAAGATTGCAGGGATGGGGATGAACTTTCAAAATTGTCATAATCAGATATTCGCTTCTCTTGATTTTAGTTTTGAAAAATTATATCAATCAGTTCGTCGGTCATACCGTTTCGGACAAAAAGACAAAGTTAATATTTATCTTATAACAACGGACACTATGCAAAATGTAGAAACTGCAATTTATGAAAAAGAAAAAATATTTACTGAACTTCGGGAAGAAATGCAATATACAATAAATTATGAGAGGAGAAAATATATTATGCAAATCGATACTTCAAAAGATTTCATCAATGATAAAGTAAAACTTTTACGCGGCGATTGTATTCAAAGAATATCTGAAATTGAAAATGAATCAGTCGGATATTCTATATTTAGTCCGCCTTTTAGTTCTTTATATGTTTATTCAGATCACCTTGAGGACATGGGAAACAGCAAAAACTATATTGAATTTTTCCAGCATTTTAAATATTTAGTTAAAGAATTATATCGAGTTACTATGTCAGGACGTCTTGTATCTTTTCATTGCATGAATTTACCAACTACAAAACAACATACTGGATATATTGGACTTGAGGATTTCCGCGGAGATTTAATTCGTCTATTTCAATCGGAAGGATTTATTTATCATTCAGAAGTTTGTATTTGGAAGGATCCGGTAATTGCAATGCAACGCACAAAAGCACTCGGATTATTACACAAACAAGTCAAGAAAGATTCCGCTATGAGTCGGCAAGGCGTGCCGGATTACCTTGTCACTATGAGGAAGCCAGGAGAAAATTTTAATCCGATAACTGGAGAATTTGATCATTTTGTAGGTGATATGAATACTTTTGAAAATAAAGGCAATCTATCAATTGATATATGGCAACGATATGCAAGCCCGATATGGATGGATATAAATCCGTCAAATACACTTCAATATCGGGCAGCACGTGAAGATAATGACGAAAGACATATTGCACCGCTTCAACTCGAAGTCATACATCGAGGCTTGCAAATATGGTCGAAGGAAGGTGATATTGTATTGACTCCCTTTATGGGTATAGGTTCCGAAATTTATGAAGCGATAAAAATGAATCGTAAAGGAATAGGAATTGAATTGAAAGAATCATATTTTAATCAGGCAGTATCTAATATTAAATCAGTATTAGAAGAAAAAGAACAAGTCGGATTATTTGACGAGGTAACAAATGAATAACTATAACATTAAAGTCTATATTGCCGGAGCCTATAGTGCGGATAACGTAATTGACATATTAAAGAATATCGGACGCGGAGAAAAATTAGCGGCAGAGATTTTCAATTGTGGATTTTCTCCTTTTTGTCCGTGGTTTGATAAATCATTTATAATACATGAACCGGAATCGGATTATAAAGTAGAACAGTTCTATGAATATTCAATCGCATGGTTATTAGTATCAGATTGTTTATTGCTTGCCGATGGATGGGAAAATAGTAAAGGCACACTGAAAGAAATTGAAATTGCAAAGGAAATGAAAAAACCTATCTATTATAATATTATAGAATTATTGGATAACTATCAAAAATGATAACAGCCTTAAGACCATACCAACAAGATCTATATTTAAGAGCAAGGGAAGCACTGGCACATAATCGGTCAGTATGCATCCAGCTTGCTACCGGCGGCGGCAAGACTCCTGTAATGGCGGCTATGTGTGAATCGGTAGTCAATAAAAATAAAACGGCATGGGTTATAGTTAATCGAGTTGAGTTGTCCACTCAATCAAGTAAACACTTGCGGAAATGGAACGTACCGCACGGAATTATTGCACCAAATGCAAACGAGTCAAGAGCTTATAAAATTCATGTCGTAAGTAAGGACACTTTAATTCGCCGCTATGATAAAATAAAGAACTGGCCTGACTTAATGCTATTCGATGAAGCTCATTTATATCTCGATAGACAGCTTGAAATAATTTCGCATCTTCCGGAAACATCAAAGATTATAGGGATGACTGCCACGCCGGAACGTCTGGACGGTCGCGGACTATCTGAAATATATCAGGAATTGATAGAAGGTCCATCCATACCAGAATTAACCAAGCAGGGATATTTATCATCTTTGAGATATTTCTCCCCACCGATAGAAGGCCTTGCAGATTTACACGTTCGCGGAACTGAATACGATGAAGAGGAGCTGGAAAGTCTGCTTGAACGAAAAAAAATATATGGCGAACTCGTCGGACATTATGAAAAATACGGTAAGGGAAAACCAGCGTTGATATTTTGTAGATCGGTTAAATCAGCATATCAGACAGCAGAGAGATTTCAGGACAAAGGATTTAATTTCCATTGTATCGAAGGTAAAATGTCAGACGTTAAACGCCGTGAACTAATAGCAGCACTTACGGCGGGTACGATTGACGGATTAACAAATTGCGAAATTGCTACTTATGGAATTGATATTCCGCGTGTAGAATATGGCGCATCTATCAGGCCGACATTATCACGGGCTTTATATATGCAGATGATAGGACGAATACTAAGACCCTTTAAGGATGATAAAACCGGATATCAGAAACAAGACGCCGTATTCATGGATCATGTTAATTTAGTGCTTGAACATCAGGACGAAAATTATCCTGGTATGCCATTGCATTATGTCCCTGAAATAACATGGAATTTCCACGGGAGAGAGAAACGGAAACGTAAAAAGGAATTAAATAATATCAAACTCTGTCCCCTTCTCGATTTCTTTTACTGTAATAAACCGAGCTGTAAAGGTTGTGAACATAATCCGGACAATCAAGAAGCCGACAGGCGTAAACCGATGATAGTAATTCCGGCAGAACTGGAAGAAATAAAAAAGCCGGTAGGATTAGCGGAAAGACCAGACACGGAGAAAAAAGAAATATATGACAGCATAAGCGCCGCCGTATTAGAATATAAATCAGGGAATACAAAGACAGCGATAGAAAAATTGTTTGACCTTGCGCATAATTTAGGATATAATCCAATGTGGATATACTGGCAGATACAAGACGAAAATAAAAAAGCAATTAATGTTCCGCTACTTCACGAGATTGCACGAGTCGCCGGATTTAAGCCAGGCTGGGTATTTTTTAAAATGAAAGAATTAAGACAAAGAGCAGGTATAAAAAAAGAATTTAGAGAGGTAATGAATGGTTGATAAACGCATTCCAGTAGAAGTCTATTCCCGTGTCTGTGGTTACTTCCGTCCGATAAATCAATGGAACCCAGGCAAGCAAGCGGAGTTTAAAGATAGACATGAATACAAACAGGAAAAAATTATTGAGGAGATAAACAATGATAAGAATATTTGATTATTGCTGCAAGAAATGTTTTTATATGTGGAAAAGTAAAAATAAATATATAGTATGTCCGAAATGTAAGAGTAAAGAATTAGATATACAAAGTGAATTAAAGGAGAATTGATATGTCCGGTAAATCATCAAAGCGAATCCGCAGGGCAGTAATGAAGGAAGCTGGTCGTATCAAGGTACAAGGATTAGAAAAGTTCCTTGCATACAGTAGCCAGCAGGGATTATATCGCAGGATTGTCTTTGCGATAAGGGTTGTGTTTAAGAGGGTGAAGGTGAAATGAACTATCTTGATTTATTTCACGGCATCGGCGGCTTTGCTTATGGCGCTTATCTTGCCGGCATGAAATTTGAGAATCATTTATGTTCGGATATAGAACTATATTGTCAGAAATTATATAAATTACGTTTCCCTGATTCTATTCAACTCGGAAACATTAAAAAGATCGATACGCAGGAGTTAATAAATAAATATGGCAAAGAGTGGATTATTACCGGCGGTTTCCCATGCCAAGACATCAGCATCGCAGGCAAGGGAGCAGGCATTACCGGAAGTCGGTCTGGTCTTTGGTTTGAATATTGGCGAATTATTAGGGACTTACGACCGAGATTTGCAATCATGGAAAATGTCGCAGCACTCACTTTTCGAGGACTTGACGCTGTGCTTGGATCGCTTTCCGAAATCGGGTATAATGCTGAATGGCAGGATATACGAGCAAGCGACGTGGGTGCGCCGCACAGAAGAGCGCGAATCTGGATTGTGGCTCACCCCGACAATTATTCAAATTGGGAACAGATCGGACGAAGGGATGGAACGGAAAATAAAAAAGAGATTAGCAACAGGGAGAACAACGACTCCACCGGGGACATTATTAGAACAAATAACCTTAGGGTGTTCGGCAAAAGACGTAAAACAAAAAATGTATCCTACTCCCAGAGTATGTCAGGGAGAAACAACTCAAGGCTGGGGGTTGGCGGAGTTGATAGAGGGAAAAGAACAGGTCAAGAAGATGTGGCCGACTCCGGATGCGAACATGGGCATACGAGGGACGCAACCGGAATGGAAGCCGATAAGGAACAGCGGACATACAGCAAGTTATACATTGAATCAGGCAGTACGGGACAGTTATCCGACACCCCAATCTCGCGATTGGAAAGGCAAGAGTCAACGGGGAACGGTAGAAGGGAATCGCGACTGTCTTCCCAACATAGTGGATGGGACGTTGAACCCTCAATTTGTAGAATGGCTGATGGGGTATCCGCTGGCATGGACGGATACGAGGGGAGAGTTACAATTAAATCTTACGAGAAAGTCAACAGACTTAAAGGACTTGGAAATTCAATTGTTCCTCAAATAGCAGAGATATTGTTTAATCAGATAAAATCTCATATATCCCCCCCATCCTCTCAATGATATCTCGAAACCGTTTCTGCTCTGGCTTCAAAGATTGACCGCCCGTCTTTATTTCGCAGGCAGTAAACACAGCAACGCGCCTGCCAACCATATCGGGCGTTATCTCAATTTCAGTCCAACCAGTCAGGTCAGGCCATCCGTCCGGCATCCCCTTAAATGCCGCAGCATTTTTAATTATTGTGAATTGTCCTTTCCTTGTAGATTTACCCTGCCAGCCAAAACCGGCGCGAGATTTAAAAAGCCGTCTATTATCGGGAAGGGATAAAAGTATGTCGTCAATCTTCTTTTCGTGTTCTTGAGCCATAACCGATATTATGTCGCATTGAGGTTATAATATCAAGCAAAAAAAAAGTTGGAAAAAGCTTGACAAATATATACGTATATAGTATTATATAGGTGAGGTTAAATATGCCAGTAGCAAAACAAATAGCACCGAGACAATGGAAATATCAATGCGAGTGCGGATGCGAGATAATATTAGAGATGGACACAGATAATAAACCGGATTTACTGATACGATGTTTTGAATGTGGCAAAAAAAAATTAAAGGAGAGTAAAAAATCATGAAAAAAATATATGTTTTAATTATATTTACAATCTTAATATTTTCTTGCAACAAAGAAGAAACTCCAAATTTAAACTATTATGGCGAAGCTACAAAGGCACAGGGATTATATTTATATTTGGATAATACAGTTGAAACAAATATCATAAATGATAATGGAAAAATTGTAAACCATTATGATTACAATATGAAAGGGAATTTAACATATAGCGAAACATTGAATAATGAAAATATAAAATCATGTAATATTCAAATTAGATTTCCCTACGTAATAAAATATCAAAATAAATTTTATGCTTTTGGTTGGAAACATCCAGAACAATATAATATATATATGTGGGAATCTAACGACGGAATAAATTGGAATAATTGTAAACTTGTTTTATCAAAATCGAATGATCCAAATTCGATCTGGTATTATATTTGGAATGTTGGAGTAACAATTGATAAGAATGGAATATGCCACTTATTGGCAGAATGTGCGCCCAAAGGTGAAAATCAAAATGGAGTCGGACTATCTTATTTGACTTGCACGTTTGATGAAAATATAAATTTCGATAATTCAAAAACTGAAAGCCAAATAATTCCAGGTGGTGGTAATCCGTACCTATATTATTCAGAAGAAAAAAACTCAATATTAGTTATACATGGAATGATATATACTAACTATAAAAATTTTACTGCTGATTACTGGTTTACAACTGCTTCGACTTTTAATATTGATAAAAACGAATGGAACACTAATTTTGATAAATTTTCTTTTGGAGAAAAAAATATACATGTTTGTGATCCTCACGCAATAAATATTAACAATAATATATTTATAGTTTTTTCATGGGATCAAGATACAACATACGGATTTTTTATCAAAGGTAACTTAGAAGATTTAATTTAAAAAGCAGGCCGTCCACATGGGCGGCCTTTTTATTTTGGTAGTTTTATCGGTTATGCGTTTGGTCTGTAAGATCAAATCTTAGATTATAATTAAATTCTGTCAAGCATATTTCACTTCAGCCTTTCCGATTTCATCTGCCAACCATTCCTGAGCCTTAACAAGTGCTTTAGAATCACCATCGATCTCAAGTCCTGATCTCATTGATATTGCCTGCTGTTTCAATCCTGCAATTATATTCTCAAGCTCTACCGATTTATTGTTTGATGTCATTCCTGAAATTCTTTCCGCTTCAACTTGTTTCGATATTTCTACCTGTTGCTCCGAGGTCAAGTCTTTTAATTCTATGCTTCCTTTAAGGGGAGTGTCGCCAAGTTTAGATATTTCCTGCCGTGTCCATATTCCTTTTGTATTTTTAAAATAAACTTTTCCACGATTATCTGCAATCTTAGTTCCAGTCTTATCAACTACGCAACCTTCCTGCGTGGCTTCGATCATCAATGCTTTTATAGTCTCTGCCTGCTCGTCTGTGATTATTTCTTCGTATGGAGCCGGATTGAAATATATAGCGTGCTTTTTCATCAATGACCGATATTCCGATTCAAACTGAACCGCAAGAGGCTTTAAACTTACCTGTAACTCTTTGACCTGTGCGTTCCTGTCACGCCATTCCAGAGAGAATTTATCTATATCGGATTTATTCTTTGCTTTCTTTGCGTTGCCGATTGCCTGATATGCCTGATTGGCATAAACCTGCATTTGATTTTTTATCTGCTCTATATTTTTATAGATTTCAGTTTTTGTAATTTCCTTATCGACAATTACCTTTGTAGTTTCTGGATCAATGATTTTATCTGCATTATCAAGATCGATAACCACATCGTAACCGTCGATGTTTTGTGTTATAATTGTTTTCATTTATTTATATTCTCCTTTTAGTATGTTATTCCGAAATTAGTACCGAGGCAACTATCGCGGGTATTATTTCCGATACGAGGTGTACCACTCGCATTATCATAAGTAACTCCGTTAGAATATACTCCATTAGCGTCTACAGTTGCATTTTTACCATATCCAGTGGCTCCCCCAGCGTTACTACCTGGTACATAATGAGTATGTGTTGTACCTTGAGTTTGATCTTCCTGCTTCTCTCCTAACGATACCGGCCCTGTTTTAGTCCGTGTATTGACAGTTGCATTGCCTATCATCTTCGGAGATAATCCTCGATGATCTGGAAGTACCAGATATGCACCTGTAATATTTCTCGTAGTTCCACCAGCGTCGCTTGTTTTATAATACGCTGGAGCTGTTGGATTATTAGCGTCGCCGCAATAAACTTCGGCTGCTAAAAGTGGATATGTCGCAATCAATATTACTTGACCTTGAAGTAATAATAATCTATCACCCTTCGCGGCCGGAGTGTCGTTTTTGGGATAGTTGACTATTATTCCAGGCCCTATAACAAAACCTTTTTTCAAAGCGCTTAATACCTGAGCCGTTCCGGGTGCTTCCTGAACTCCGTCCGGACTTAATCCAGCATAACTCATAAGAGCTTGCGCCCTGCCCCAGATGTCATCAACCATAGCCTTGACAAATTCAGTGCCGTCGCCTGCGCCCGGTGCAGATACGTTATCGGCTGTAATATTAGGGAAAGCTCCTGTAAAATTAGTAAATATCGCTGCATAGTCTATCATATCATTCTCCTTTTATTGAAATACACAAACAAGTCCGGCCCAAGAGGCCATTGGCTTGTATTGTAAAATTATTTTCTTAAATTCCGATTCCCTTTCAGTCGGAATACTTGCAATTTCTATATCTGTCAATTCACCTGTTATCGGATCACGTGTAGCTAATCCGCTAACGAAAAATATTAACGGCCAATATCCGCCATCGACTGGAATTGAATATAATACTAACTCTTTATTTATATTTGCAATCTGTCCTGCTTGTACTCCTGCTTCTCCGCATTGTACCCACGCTTCACCGGCAAGAGCGATATAACCTGGTAATTGAATATATACGTCGCCATTGACAAGTAATTGACCGCCTATCTGTGCGCAAATTGCTTCTGGTTCGCCGCATTGTGCATCGTTGCCGCCGGGGAGTAAGTCGCCGCATGTCATATTAAAAGATTCTGTCAAAAATAAATTCGGGTCTACCGCAGGGCTGTTCGCATAGACGTAAACGTCAAAACCTGCGTCTCTTAATTTCGCTTCTAATAATTCATATGTCGGAACTGTATTTCTTCCGAACATCTTAACTGCCAGCTTCATTCGTCTATCGGCTTCCGTGTCTCCGACTGTCGGTATTTGTGCGTATTCTTTCTCAAGATCGGAAA